GGAACTCCAGACTTACATCCAAGAACTAGAAGATTATGAAAATGGGGATTGGCATATGAATTACCTAAATGAAGGGGAAACAGAATGATACAAAACTCGGCAGTATTAGTAGACTTAAACCTCTCGGTGTGGACTGGTCGCAAGATGGACAAGAAAACATCCGATGAGGTAGTGGTGGCAAAGTCCGCGCATAGTAAAAATGCGGCATCGGTATCTAAACATCTTTTAGCTGGGAACGATGCACTGGCTAAGATACAGAAACACGCGGCCGCTATTAGGTCTTGGCACTACGAGCAGTCATTGCCTTGGTCTGATGGCGGGTCGCGTCTGTTACCGATGAAAGTATTCTTTGACTACAAGGCTAAGCTAGGGGAGTTTGAGCAAGAGTTCAATGACTTGGTGACAGAGTTCGTTAGGCAGTATCCGCTACTGGTATCAGCGGCGGCGTTTCAGCTTGGCGATTTGTTTGACCGGAACGAATTCCCTGACGCAACAACAATCGCGGAACGTTTTAAGTTTAGGTATGTGTTTCTCCCCATCCCCGAGATGGGGGACTTCCGCGTCGACGTAGGCTCTGATATTAAGAATGAGTTGCAGTCACAGTTCGAGGGATATTACAAAGCTAAACTTGATGATGCGATGAAAGACATGTGGGATAGGTTGCATGACTGCATGAGTAAGTTGAGTGAGCGCCTAGACTACGCCGATGATAAGACGAGAAAGATATTTAGGGATACGTTGGTTAGTAATGCCCTAGACATCTGCAGTATGTTGAGTAACTTAAATGTTACTAATGACCCCAAGCTTGAGGATGCACGTCGCAAACTCGAGAGCACGCTGATGGGTATAGATGCTACTGACTTACGTGAGGACTCGATACTACGTACCGATGTAAAGCGCAAAGTAGACGACATACTGAAATCGTTTGACTTTTAATTCGATAGGGTGTACATTGTTAAGGACTGGAGAATAAGTTTATGTTTGATTACATTGAAAGAATATTTGACGAGTATGGGCATGGGCTTATATTAAAGAGCATGTATGGGCTAAAGGTTGAGCCCGACCCCAACCGTGAGAAACGGGTGCAGGCAGTGATTGCATCCATGGGAGACAAGTATTTATTGGCTAAGCCTGTGGGGAGACTAAATGGAAGAATTTAACGAGCGGGATTTGTTTGCGGCACTGGCTATGGTCGGCATGATAATTAGAACACCAAGCGGTGAATGGGCTGATGATTATGTAGTTGGTAGTGCATACGAATTAGCAGACGCAATGATGAAAGAAAAGGAAAAGCGTGATGAACGAACAAGCAATTAAAGAAGAACGCGAAAGAAGTGCTAGAAAGCAAGCCCAAATAGACGCCGAAGTAAACAATAACAAAGAGCTCGTGTATAACTATGTCGCCTCACGAAAAGATGTAGTGGGTAAGACTTGCGTAGAAGAATTAGGGTTCTTTGCTAAAGGCCAACGGTATCTAGAATGGCTATCCTTACGCGGGCACTTAATTCGTATGAAGCGAGTAGTTGGGGGCAAGCGACACTATGTATATAACGCAGGAATCCCTTACATAAAACCTGTTACTGATGTATCTGTATCAGTGGAAGAGACGAGTGCAAAGGAAAAGATAGCCAGTGTTACTAGGGTGTATAACTTATTAGACCGACCTCAAGAGCCTAAAACTAAGGAAGAACGAGAGAAGCTTAGACGTTCATCTAAAAGTGTGGCTATTGGCAGTAGTATGACTATGTTCGGGAGTTGGTGATGGAAGATATTCATTATTTTAGGCTAGGGTATTACGTTAATAAAGTAGCATCCGACAATATGTCGGAAGAAGAAAAAGGTAGGGTAATAGCAGGGTATTACCTTATGCTAGATAAAGAAGCCGAACGAGATGCGAGGGACAGAGCCAATGGCAAACGAGGTGATTGAGTATATTCAGTGCTACTGGATATCGTTTACATTGGGCATGGCATGCATGTTTTTAATAGGAGAATGGAATGAGCGACGGAATGACAGAAATGATAGAAGAAGAAAACGCACTAGCTAGGCAAGTAGGTGGTAATCACTACGCTGATATGCCGATACAGCCAGTAGAGTTCATTGTGGCCAACGAACTGGGGTTCTTAGAGGGCAACATAGTTAAGTATGTATGCCGACACCACGCAAAGAACGGTGCCGAGGATATCATGAAAGCGATACACTACTGCGAGTTGTTGTTACAGACTAAGTATGGTGACTGATATGAAAACGTGTAAGAAGTGTGGAATTAACAAACCATTACAAGCATATCCAAAGTCTAAACGCACAATTGACGGGCATATGGGGTCATGCCAAGAATGCCGAAATGCATACGCAGTAGCATGGAGGGCAAGAGACCCAGAAAAAAACTGTGCGATTAGAGCTGAGTGGAGAGCAAAAAATCCTGATAAAGAACGCCAATATTACGATAATTGTTTAGCCCGTGAAGGTAAATCTAGACGAGTACCTAAAACTCCTGAAGAAATACGGACACGTCAAAATGAATATAACAAGAGATGGAGAAAGCAAGACAGGGCAAAACATCCTGAGAAATACAAAAGCTCACCGCGGAAGATAGAATGGCAAAAAATAGACAGGATTATGAACCCTGAAAAATACAAGGGATATGTAAAAAATTGCTACGAAAGAAACCGCCAAAAATACATAGCTAAAACAAATGCATGGCGAGAAGCTAATAAAGAATATGTGACGGAAAAACAAAAAACATATAACAGAAATAGGGTAGATAACTTACGAGACACATACGTAAAGAACTTAATTAAAGGGAAAACAGAAATACCAATGGCAATAATACCGCAAGCACTTATAGAAGCAAAACGATTACAATTAAAAATTAGGAGAATGGCAAATGAAAACAGTAACGCAATTACGTGATGAACTAGCAGAAGTATTTGACCAACTTAAACTAGGTCTTATCAAACCTAAAGAAGCAGGTGAACTTGCCAACGTAGCAGGCAAGATGATTAACAGCGCAAAGGTACAGCTTGAATACTATGCCTTGCGTAAAGAAACCCCAACGATTGACTTCTTAAAGGGTGAATAACATGACACAAGGCGCAGGAATACCACTAACGGACGCGGAACTACGTGGCACACTAACGGCAATGCACGAGGGGTTACTAGGTATGCAGGCTAGGCTTGATGACCACCAAAAAGTAATCGAGCAGTTGATGTTGGTAATGCAGAACATGACCGCAGGCCAAGTGCCTAATGGATTTAGACAGCCTAAGAAGGTGAACTAATATGACAAACAAACGAACAATGCCAAGATGGGTATGGTGGAAAAAGGGCGAGTGTGTAGTTGAAGTAATTAAAACAGGGCACTTCCCAACATCTATCATAGGCAAGCTACCTAGTGGTAAAGAGTCAGAGATAGACATTGACGAACTTGACATACACAACGATGGGGTGGAACTATGACGTGGAATTATCGCATAGTTAAGTTTGAAGGCGCGTTTGACGAGCCGTATTATGAAATCAAAGAAGTGTACTACAACCGAGATGGTTCTCTTATGGGGTTTTGTGATGCTACCGTAGCAAGCGAAACCTTTGAGGGCATAATCGAAGTGCTTGACCAAATGAAAGCTGATGCACACCGCATTATAATTGATGAAGAAGAATTTTATCGGGAAGACACTAAACGAGAGGAGTTTGATTAAATGAAAATCACATTAGACTTAACAGACTCAACGCAGTTAGCTGAGATACTGGATGCCATAGTAGGTGCACACTTGAAGTCAAGTAGGAAGCAGATTATTGACTGGCACTCAACCCACCCCGACGACGTGGAGTACGACACCAAAGTAATCGGAGCCTTAGATACAGTAATAGAATACTTTACAGGAGAGGATGATGACACAACACAAATGGCACAAAGAGATTAAAGCGTGGGCTGATGGTGCAGAGATTGAGGCTTGTAGCGCAGGAATTTGGTTTAGTACTGATTACCCTAATTGGTGGGATGTTCATAATGAATTCCGCATTAAACCACAACCTAAAGAGCCACAGTATATGTATGTGTATAGGATGGCAGGGCAACATAATGTTGAATTTAGATTTTGGGATACAAAAACAGATGCACCAACATATGTAGGAAAAATTAAATTGGAGAACGATGATGACATGTGAAAAAGAATGCAACCAAGGACGTGACTGCGACTGCCCTAGAACAACGGATAGAGCGACAGTAATTGTAGTAACGTTACTACTTTTGGCTATTGTTTCTATGGGATTTGGTGTATGGAAGCTTTTAAGTGGAAACGCAGGACAGGACTGCGCTGTCGAGGTTCGCTTTCAAGACAGCACTGCCACCTATATTGGGAAGACTGTTTGATATACCAAACATTTGATATATCACTTTTTTGAGTTTAATTTTATGCGTAAGTCTACACTTTTAGTTTAGTTTTGAACTAAAACCTGATACTTATAGGTAACATAACGCACAAATTGGGTAAAACTTGTTACTTATAGGCAACATAACTGACAAATTGTAAACTAGGAGAAACAGTATGAAACTAGAATTGATAGGCGATTTGATTGACCAACCTGATGGTAGCGCCATAGCCCAACTGGACGTGGACGAGGAAGGCAAGATGTATCTAATGCAGTTAGGTTTTGAATACTTGATAATACGTGGTATCGAAGCCGCTGAGAGGGAGAAAGAAAATGGCAAGCCATAACGATATAACAGGCGATGCAATCAAGAGCAGGGTAAACAGTAAAGAGTTCGAGGACAACTTCGATAACATCTTTAGAAAGAAACCAAAAGACCCGCTGTGCAATGTGTGCGGTAAGAGCCTAGGGGATAAAGGAAATGAGTGCGCGTATACGGCATGCCCACTTAACTGGGACGAGGCCCGCGTAGATGTTATAGGACAGAACGGCCCGACGGGCGACCACTACGAGGAAACATAATGGTGCTATATAAAATATCAGTGGTACATCCAACGCACGGGGAATTACTTGCTTGGGGTACAACCACTGCAGATGCACGGAAACAAAGGCATGACATGTACAGGAAGTACGAGGCAGACATCAAGCTACATCATGTTTATATTGAGAAGATGGTGGTGCCTACAAATGACAAGGCATCGTTCGCTAGATGGATGACGGCTAACTGCACTAGGGGTAAGGTATGAGCATGATTGTAGTTCATCTAGATGATACGGGGAATATAACCTCGATACAAAGAGAGAAGGAACCACAATATATACGCGGTAATTACCCTAGTTGGCTAAGGGAACGGATAGCATTGCTTAGGATGTTAGATGGGAAGGGTGATTTAGTACACTTGAAAGGGTTTAAAGTTAATCCGAATTACATATTTTTAGACGTAACAAAGAAAGAACTTACCGAAGTCGGTAAGCTACTAGGAACATAACATGGCAGTAACACCGGAAAAGAAAGTAAAACAAAAAGTAGTTAAGATTTTAGAAGAAGCGGGAGCCTATTACTTTTACCCTGTATCGGGTGGGTATGGGGCATCGGGGGTACCTGATGTAGTGGCTTGCTTCAAGAGTAAGTTTATAGGCATAGAGTGCAAAGCCGGAAAGAACGTGCCTACTGCATTACAGCTTAAGAACCTAGCGTCTATCTCAAAGAATGGTGGGTATTCACTTATCATCAACGAGGAAAACATAGAAGACTTACAGCAGTGCATCACAAGGATTATGGAGGGGCGATGAGAACCGTAGCATTATCGGAAGGCCGTAGAGAAACTATATACATGTTTCTAAAGAAACGCGGCGCGGCTACTGCTAGAACAGTGGCAAAAGAATTTAACATATCCCAACGAACAGCAAGTCGACATCTGTATTGGCTGTTAGAGGAAGGGTATATTGTAGTGGCTCGCTGTGAGCCTACGAGGTTTTCAAAACACCCCGTTAATTTTTATTCATTAGTCGGAGATGACGTTCATGCACGATAAATTTAGAGAAATAGTTAAAGAGTACAACGCGGATATATGTGAAGAAGTTAGGGCATTACTAGACCGCATGGATAAATTCCCTGATGAGTTTATAGAGGATAGGCTAAACAATAAGTGGTATAGGGTTAGACAGGCTCTTGACAGTGAGGAAGATGAGTCCCCGTTTACCGTATCGGAGTACCGTGCCTTGCATAATAAACTGGCCGAACTAAAACGAAACGCACTTAGGCAATCTATACTTAAAACAATAGTGCATGTGGTCGATGACTATGAGCTAACATACGATGACAAAAATAGTATAGAAGCAATTAAAGCTCTCCGACTGCCAACTACAGCCTCAACGCTAACGCTGGGTAAAGTGTCTCTAAGCTCCACAGAGCTTGCCATGATAAAGAAACTTGCAAAAGAAAAAAGTAGCCAATGAACATAATCACACTAGACTTCGAGACGTATTACGATAGGGACTGGTCATTAACTAAAGTTACCACAGAGGAGTATATCCGTAGCCATCGCTTCGAGGCTATCATGTGCGGGGTAAAGGTTAATGATGAGAAGCCCTATTGGATTACGGGCACTCGGGAAGAAATGAAATCGCAATTACAATCCCTTGACTGGGCTAACTCCGCATTACTTGCGCACAATACTATGTTTGACGGTGCGATACTCTCGTTTGTATTTGACTGCCATCCAAAAGTCTTACTAGATACATTGTGTATGGCTCGTGCATTGCATGGGGTTGAGGCTGGCGGTTCGCTTAAGGCATTGGCTGAACGCTATGAGATTGGGGTCAAGGGCAACGAAGTTATCAACGCTATGGGTAAACACCGTCTAGATTTTAGCACGGAAGAACTTGAGCGCTACGCCGAATACTGCGTCAATGACGTGGTGCTTACTTACGACCTATTCCAAATCCTAGTAGCCAAATTCCCACCCAAGGAACTCAAGGTAATTGACCTTACATTAAAGATGTTTACCGAGCCTGTGCTTGAGTTAGATGCACTGATGTTAGAGCAACACATGCGCATTGTCTGCGACAAGAAAGCCAAGCTACTCGCGGCTTGCGAGACAGAAAAAGAAATGCTGATGTCTAACGAAAAGTTCGCAGGACTACTACGCCAATTACAGGTAGACCCCCCAATGAAGACGAGCCCAACCACGGGCAAACTAACCTATGCATTTGCTAAGAGTGACGAGGCGTTTAAAGAACTACTAGAGCATCCCGACTTACGCGTTCAAGTTTTAGTGGCAGCCAGACTCGGTAATAAATCTACTCTGGAAGAGTCTCGAACACAACGCTTCATGGGAATAGCCAACCGCGGATTGATGCCAGTACCCCTAAGATACTACGCCGCGCATACCGGACGGTGGGGTGGTGACGATAAAGTAAACCTGCAGAACCTTCCCTCACGCGGACAGAACGCAAACAAACTTAAGCTATCTATCAAAGCCCCCGAAGGTTACATCATGATTGACTGTGACTCGTCACAGATTGAAGCGCGGGTACTTGCATGGCTTGCTGAACAGGACGACTTGGTTGAAGCTTTCGCTAAGGGTGAAGATGTTTATAAGATAATGGCAAGTAGCATCTACTCTAAACCCGTAGAAGAAATAGAGACGTTCGAACGCTTCGTAGGTAAGACTACTATTCTTGGGTCAGGGTACGGCATGGGTGGAGATAAGTTTCACGGCCAACTAATTACGTCAGGTGCAGAACTAGACTTGCAAGAGTGCAAACGCATTATCTCGGTATACCGTGCAACCTATTCGAAGATTCCAGCATTGTGGCGCCAAGCCCAACTGTGTATTGAAGCGATGATAACGGGTAGTGCATGTACGCTAGGTCGAGAAGGTGTGATTAGGTTTGACCCCGACATGAAGGGATTCGAATTACCCAACGGTTTGTGGCAACGGTATGATACTATTAGGCAGGGCACTAACAAAGAAGGGTACCCTGAGTTTTCATACAAGACTCGTAAAGGCCAAGTTAAGTTGTACGGTGGTAAGCTTATAGAGAATATATGCCAAGCACTTGCTAGGTGCATTATTGCAGAACAGATGGCATTGATTGCTAAGAAGTATCGGGTTGTACTAACAGTTCACGATGCTATCGGTGTGATTGCGCCCGTCGCAGAAGCAAAAGAAGCGCAGGCTTACGTAGAAGAATGCATGCGTTGGGTACCGAAGTGGGCCACTGGCCTACCATTGAATTGTGAATCAGGTATAGGGGAAAGTTATGGTGAGTGTTAATGGCTAAGTACACATGGTCATATAGTAGTTTAAATTTATTCCTGCAGTGTCCGCACAAGTATTTCAGGCTTAGAATTAAGAAGGACATAGTAGAACCACCTGCAGACCACTTACTATATGGGACGATGGTACACGAGGCCGCTGAACACTACATGAGGGACGGCACGGCTATACCTGAGAAGTTTATATTCTTGCAAGAACAACTAAGACCCTTAGAGCAGATTGAGGGCGATAGATACTGTGAGCATAAGATGGGCTTGAAGGAAGACCTAACACCCTGTGACTTTTATGACCCTGAAGTTTGGTGGCGTGGTGTAGCTGACTTGCTGATTATCCGTGCAGATAAGGCGTTCTTAGTAGACTACAAGACGAGCAAGAACAGTAAGTATGCAGACACTAAGCAGTTAGAAATATTATCTTTAGCTGTGTTTAAACACTTCCCTGATGTTAAAAAGATTAAAGCGGGGTTGATGTTTGTAGTGTCAAAAGATTTTGTAAAAACAGACTTTACAAATGACAAGCAACATATATACTGGATGAAATGGTTGGAAGATACTAAGCGTTTAGAAGCTTCTATCGAGAAAGAATCGTGGAGTCCAAAACCTAACTTCACTTGCAAAGGATGGTGCCCAGTAGTAGACTGTCATCATAATACACGGAGTTAGCTATGGCTACAAAGAAACGAGATTACAAGCAAGACTATGAATTACAACAGAAACGCGGTGAGTTACCCGACCGCATGGAACGCCAACGTGCACGTAGAGCCCTAGATAAAAAAGGGGTTGACCGCACTGGTAAAGATGTAAGTCATGTAAAGGCATTAAGTAAGGGCGGTTCAAATTCAGATGGGTACTACTTAGAAGACCCAAGTAAGAACCGTGCACGTAACTACAAAAAGAAAACTGTAAAGAAATAAATTACGACAAGTCTCTAGTCTGTTAGGTGCGAGTGGGATTAGAGAGCCGCGATAAATCGGTTCATGGAAAAACCACACCAATTAAAGTAGAGCATCCTTTCAAAAGCAAGACCTCGCTTTATGATTTAATCGACTGACCCACGAGACGGGTCACTTACAACGCCAATCGAAACATCGATGTGGTGCAATTCTCTATCGCCGACGGGGGCATTTAGTGCAAATTATTGACAACAAAGCATTGCTATTGAAAGTGCGTGACCCACAAAAAATAATAACGGTCATACCAAAAAGCAAGCTATTAGATTCAGGTGAAGTGCTAGTACATTGGGGTTTAGAAGAATCTCAAGTGCTAAAGAACCTTCGCTACAAAAGCGTACCTAGTCCCATTTTGGGACAATACCAATGGCCTGGCCTATACAAGCCATTTAACCATCAGAAGACCACTGCGTCTTTCTTAACCCTGCACCGCAAAGCATTTTGTTTTAGCGAGATGGGTACAGGCAAGACAGGTAGCGTTATATGGGCGGCTGACTACCTAATGAACATCGGCGCTATTAAACGTGTTTTAGTATTGTGCCCGCTATCAATCATGCAGTCCGCATGGCAAAACGATATCTTTAAATTTGCGCTCCACCGTACGTGTGTGATTGCGCATAGTCATTCCCGAGAGAAACGCATTAAGGCTATCAACAGCGATGCCGACTTCGTTATCTGTAACTTCGACGGGCTTGAGATTATTAGCGAAGAAGTGGCTAAGAACAACTTTGATTTAATCGTAGTAGACGAAGCCAACGCATACAAGAACCCACAGACTAAACGCTGGAAAGTATTGAACGCACTGGTAAAACCGGATACTTGGTTATGGATGATGACGGGTACTCCAGCGGCACAATCCCCCACAGATGCATTCGGGTTAGCTAAGTTGGTCAGTCCTGCATCAGTGCCTAAGTTCTTCGGCGGGTTTAGAGACATGGTGATGCAACGCCTAACGCAATTCAAATGGGTACCACGTGCACGGTCAGAGGATATCGTATTCCAAGCACTGCAACCGGCTATCCGATACACCAAAGAAGAATGCTTGGACTTACCGGAAGTTACCCATGTATTTAGGGAGACACCACTATCTAAGCAACAAGTAAAGTATTACGAACTACTTCGCAAGCAGATGACTACCGTAGCGGCAGGGGAAGAAATTACAACCGTCAATGCGGCCGCCAACTTAAATAAACTATTGCAGTTAAGCGCAGGTGCAGTCTACTCGGATAGTGGAGAAGTCGTGGCGTTCGATTGTGCTGAGCGTATGAGTGCATTAAAAGAAGTTATCGAAGAGGCTAGCCACAAGGTCTTAATCTTTGCTCCGTTCAAACATGTTATCCATCAGATTTCAACTGAGCTAACAGCATGCGGCATCTCCAATGCAATTATCAACGGCGAAGTATCTGCCACTAAACGGACGTCAATCTTTGCACAGTTCCAAGATACGCAAGACCCGAAGGTGCTAGTCATTCAACCACAGGCCGCGGCTCACGGAGTAACACTTCATGCGGCAAACGTAATTGTATGGTGGGCACCGATTACTTCTATCGAAACTTACTTGCAAGCCAATGCCCGTGTACACCGCGCAGGGCAAAGAAACCCAGTTACCGTTGTGCACTTGCAGGGTAGTCCGGTAGAGACCCGTGTATATAAGATGTTGGACGAGAAAGTTGATATACATTCACGGATGATTGACTTGTACAAAACAGTTATAGAAGAAGGTTGACATTGTTAAACATAAGGAGTAATATAAAATTTCACTGGATATAAGGAGGTACTATGTCAGAAGAAAAAGTAGACTTAGCTAAGAAGTTAGTTAAGATTTACGTAAAAATTAGGGACAAACGTAGAGCAATCTCTGCGGCATATGAAGAAGAAGACAAAGCTTTAGAAGCGCAATTAGATGTAATTAATAATGAGCTTTTAGAAATACTTAAAACGATGGGCGCTGAAAGTATGCGTACAGAATTTGGTACGGTTACAAAGCGGATTTACAAACGCTACGACACGAACGATTGGTATTCATTCCATAACTTCATTAAAGAGCACGATGCATTAGATTTATTAGAGAAGCGAGTTAGTCAAGGCAACATGACTCAATTCCTAGAGGATTACCCCGACCTGCATCCACCGGGATTAAACGTAAACAGCAGATACGCAGTAGTTATTACTAAAAAATAGGAGATACAAATGTCTACAGATTTAGCATTATCAAACATGCCCTTACCGGCTCACTTACAAAAGTTCGAACTAGATGCAACTACAAAAGCATTGATGGGCGGCGGTGAAGGTTCTAACAATCATCGTATTTCTATCCGTGGTCGTGTATTCCGCATGATTTCAGGTGGCAAAGAAGTTGCGGCTAGTGAAGCAAATACCATGAACGTAATCATCGTTGCGGCGGCAGAGCACATATCGCGTACATTCTACGAAGGCGCATATGACCCCAGTAAAGAAGCTACCCCACCTGATTGTTGGTCGGCTGATGGCATAACACCGGACGCAAAAGCAAACAATGCGCAAGCTAAGAAGTGTATGGACTGCAAACAAAACGTCGGTGGTTCCGGTTCCAATGGTTCACGTGCTTGCCGTTACCGTCAACGTGTTGCGGTGTTGTTAGAGAATGACCCACGTGGTGACGTGTACCAATTAGACTTATCAGCTACTTCAATCTTCGGTGACGCAGATAATGGTCGTATGCCTTTACAAGCGTATGGTCGTTACTTAGGTGCGCAAGGTGTGCCTGTCTCTGCAGTGGTTACTGAGATGAAGTTTGATATCAACGCAGATACACCAAAACTTACTTTCAAACCTGTCAGCTATTTAGATAACGACGCGTTCATGAATGCCATGGAGAAAGGCAAATCAGAAGCGGCTAAGCGTTGTGTCACTATGACAGTAGCTCCACCAAAAGCGGCACAAGCGGCTATCGCAGCACCTAAACCAACAGCGGCCCCTGCACCAGCACCGGAAGCAAAAGTTGAGGAAGTAGAAGCTGAGCCAGTCGTAGTCAAGGCTAAGAAAGAGGAAGCAGCCCCTGCACCAAAAGCAGATATGTCTTCTATTCTAAGTACTTGGGATGATGAGGAATAATCATGGTAGCTTCTACACGAGGCTATTCTACGGGATTCATCGACGACGTTAACGCGGCAGATAATACAATGGTGGGGGTGCAGTTAGCCCTTGCCTGTATTATGTCGAATGTTCCAGTAATGAAAATAGCCAAGCACTTTGGAGTATCTCGTACTACCGTCTACGCATGGTTCAAAGGGGAAAGCAACGTCCCTAGACGTCACCATGAGAAGATTAATGTTCTGCTTCATGAATTGCATGTAGCAGGTTAGCAAGTAATGGGGGGCTAGGTTAGCCACCAAAAGAGCACTGCCGTCGTGCTTTGCCCCTATAATTTTAACGGTTGAGGACGGTATGAATACTCCAAAGGAATTTTTAGAATCAGTATTGCCCGCAGGTGGTAAATACTTTCTGTTTGGAATAAAGCAAGGGGACGGGGAAGCCTCTAACACAGTACGTCAAATAGGCATTGAAACTATTGATGAGTTGTTGGAGAAATCAGCAGGGTTTGTAGAGAAAGGGTTTGATGCGTTCTTCGCATTGGCGTCTTTTAAAACAACGAAATCCCGTATTGTTGCAAATATAAACGAACTAAAGTCTTACTACCTAGACATTGATTGTGGGGAAGGGAAACCCTATGCCAATGCTGTGGAAGGTATGAAAGCATTACGTCAGTACTGCAAGCAAGTTGGTATGCCCAAACCTACGGTGGTTTCATCAGGCCGTGGACTACATGCATACTGGCCGTTTACAGAAGCAGTGTCGTATATAGACTGGATACCCCATGCAGAAGCATTTAAGAAATCATGTATCGCGCACAAGTTTGATATCGATTTAAGCGTACCTGCTGACGGTGCGAGGGTGCTTCGCATCCCGGGAACTATGCATTTGAAAGACCCGAACAACCCACTACCCGTAGCGATAGTTACGCAGGGTGAACCGAGCGCGTTCAGTGTATTTAAAGAACTATTCCCTGCAGATAGTGGTGGTCTTGCTATCGCTGGTAAACGATTGAACTATGGTGCCTTAGATGAAACTACTAAGCGGACTATGGGCAACATGGAACATTCGTTTAAACGAATCATGCAGAGAAGTATGAAGGGAGAAGGATGTAATCAGCTAAAACATATATTTGAAAACCAAGAATCGATTAGCTACGATATGTGGCGAGCAGGACTATCTATTGCAAACAAATGCACGGATAGAGAGATAGCGATTGTTAAGATGTCTGAGAAACATCCGGGGTATAACTACAACACCGCAATGACTAAGGCGGCCGACACTACTCCACACAGATGTAGTACATTTAAAGAGTTAAACCCTATGGGTTGTGAAGGGTGTAAGCACAAGATAACTACCCCACTTCACTTAGACTCCGCAGTCATAGAAGCTACGGCTGAAGACAACATCATAGTATCAATAGATAAAGAAACAAAAGAGCAAGTAACATACACAATACCGCCATACCCGTTCCCGTTTGCTAGGGGCAAGTTAGGCGGCGTATATAAAAAGGGAGATGAGGATGAACCGGATATCTTAGTTTATGCCCACGACTTCTATGCAACACAACGAATTAAAGACCCCGAACTGGGGCACACAATAGTCTTTAAACTACACTCGCCAAAAGATGGTGTTATAGAGTTTGCGGCACCCCTAGCATCTATTATGTCTAGGGATAAATTCCGAGATACTCTTGCACATCATGGGATGGCAGTATTACCAAAACAGGTGGATTTACTTATGTCATATGCAGCAAAATGGGTTGAGCAAATGCAAACAACCAATGAATTAGAACACGCACGTACCCAATTTGGGTGGACTCCAGACAACGACGCAATCATTATCGGGAGCGATGAAGTACGAGCAACAGAAATTAGGCACAGCCCCCCAACGACACAAACCTTAGCGTTTATACCAACGTACCAAACAAAAGGTAGCTTTGACGTATGGAAAGATGTAGTTAACGTATATGGTAAGGCAGGTATGGAGCCTCGAGCATTTGCATTCTTCTTAGGGTTCGGCTCACTATTAGTCCGTCATACTAAGGTAGAGGGTTTTGTATTGCACTTGATGAGTAACGCATCGGGTTCAGGTAAGTCTACAATCTTACACGCTATCGCAAGTATCTACGGTAATCCGAAACCACAGATTGTTAACGCTAAAGATACGCAAAACTCTAAGATGCAAATCATGGGTACACTGCATAACTTCCCTGCGTTGTTCGATGAGATTACTAACATGCCCCCGCTTGAGAAATCAGATGTGGTATATCAAGCAACACAAGGCCGTGCTAAACATAAAGCCAAAGCACAGGAAAGCGGCATCCGTGTAAATACAACATCATGGGAAACCGCACTGATTAGTACCGGAAACAGTTCATTAGTGGATGACTTACTATCCCTTAAAGCAATCCCTGATGGCGAGCTAAACCGTTTACTTGAGTTCTATATCGAGAAGGATGAAGACGCAGACCCAACATGGTCACGCACTCACTTCGGTAAACTATACGACAACTACGGGCATGCTATTCGTCCGTTTGCCCAATACCTTGTAGCTAACCTAGAAGCGGTAAAAGATTTGATGGAGCAAGTGCAACAGCGCATAGAGAAGTTAGCAGACGCCCAACCATCAGAACGCTTTTGGCTAGTGATGGCATCCGTAGCAATTACCGCGGGTATTATCTCAAGACGCCTAGGACTGCATGATATCGACCATGTACCTGTAATGCATTTTATCGTTGACCATATCAAGGCGTCACGTGTAAGCGTCAAGAAATATATTGCCGACCCTGCTGAAAGTATATCAGCCTACTTATACAGTCACTTGGATGAAATGGTTATCGCTAACGGCATCAAGGATAAACGCACTAGCTTAGATTCACAGGCTATACGTGAGCCCCGCGGTAAGGTTATGTCTATTAGGTACGAGCCGGATACCAAGGCACTATACGTGTCAACCGCGGCATACCGTCAGTATTGTCAGAAGTTGCAGATTGGATTTGATGAATCTCTTCGTCCGCACAAGAAATCAAATGCATTAATCTCTGATGAGAACAAGAAACGATTGGGTGCAGGTACTTCGTTTAGTGCGATGAACGGCATTGCGGTACTACACTTCGATGCTACCAAACTTCCTAACTTTGATGAAAAGGCGCTAGAAGATGCTATCAGTACTGGGTCTGCCGATAGAGATACAGTGGTCTAAGTTTGATGTGGGCACTTCTATATTTATTCCCTGCATTAATAGGGTGCCCGTAGCGAACTACGTAACTAAGGTTACGCAAAGATTGAAGTTCCGAATAGTTATTAAATTTGTCGTAGAAAATGACGTGTATGGCTTGCGCGTTTGGCGAATTTAGTATAGGATGCTTTTGCGATTCCCCGTCGCTTAGTACCCCCTCAGACCCCGCTTCGGCGGGGTTTTCTTTTATGAACCAAAGTTTTCTACTAAGTACGGTCTCATTTTTGGATTTAAACGAACGCCATCTACCGTATCTTTAAGCGCATTCTCACGTGCAGTGTACGATTTATTGATAGTATCTTGTGAAATTTTAATTCCAGGTTCAGGGTGGATTGAGTTGAAGTTAGCTATTTTTTCATTTATATCCATCATGCCATCTGTATCACCGGTAGTACGCGCAAGGTATAAGTTATCTAGTAACGCGCCTCTTCTTTCTCCGATATATTTTTCAGCCTGCTTCATAGACCCAGCACGAGCATACGCTTCGCTAAGAGTAGCGGGGGTAAACCCAAGTATTTGCATCGCTAGGTTATATGCATTGATATCCTCTACGATTGGAGCCCCTTTAGAATTTAGCGCTCCCTCAGTTGCATACCGAATACCCTTCATACCGTTACGAATAAAGGATGGCATTACCGCTTCAATGGCTCGTTCGTTGTGGCCTTTTTGTAGCTCGTCAAGTGCACGAGATGGGTTTGTAACTAAGGCGGAATAAGCTGGGCCCATCATGTGTTCGATAGCGTAGATAAGTGGACCAACATCTGCCAAACGTTTTTTATCGTCACGCCACAACATACCATTGAAACCAGTACGAGAAGCGATGTCTATGTTGAGCAACTGATTGAGCGGGCCTTTGTAACCTAAATCGCCAATGGCAGTACGCACAGATTCATCTGCATCAAATGGTTCGTCGTCATCACCCAAAGCTGCATTTAACGTAGAGGCTACTAAAGTAGCGCCGCCATATAGAGGCATACCTTGAACACCAGCGAATAAGTAGGCCATACCAAAGATACCGGTAAGTTGTTTACGTGCAACGTCCCTAACTTCTTTAGATTCACCTGCGTATGCTTGTTGAGCTAAGCGACCTACTAAATAAATCTGTGCTTGAGCAAAGCGTTTGAAGGTAAACATAACTTTACCCCAGCCTTGTTGGAAGAACCTAGGACCTGCATCAGTTAGCGCATGGCTATGTGCAGATGTGTTTACACGGATAGCTTCTTCGATTGCTTCTTCTTTAGACATGCCTGATTTTCTAGCTAGGTCAAAGGTGGCAATTAAGGTTACTTCACGGTTAAAGCGCTCTGAGTTTTGGAACAAGAACCCAAGTCCATGCTCAACCTTAGAACGAATGCCGGTATAGTCTTCAGTGCTTACCTTACGCATTTCAGTCATTTCATAGCCAACGCCACGACGTATAGCAGAACGGTCTACGGCTACTTTATATAAGTCTGCGTATTCCCCTTTGGCATTAGTACCAAATGTGCGGTCAGGCATAAACTCAGAGTTGTTATCTAAGCCACCAGCAAAGTACATCTTAGTAGCTCTAGACATTGCACTAGCGGCTTCACCAAACCCATACTTACCCCCTAGTAAGCTGTAAACAACGATGGGCAACTGAGTTAAGTTGATAACCGCAGAAGAAACGTTACCTGTAATGTAAGATAGGTAGCTGAAATAAGAAAGCCTAGATGCCCAAGGTGCCGCAGTTGGGTTGCTTAGGAACTGTTCTTGAGATGCAATGTTGTCGTATATGTCGCGGTTAGCCATTGAAGGGTTAGCTTCGTATACTGTCTTGACGCCTTTAATAGCATTACCAATCTCAGGTGCATACTCCATGTTAGCAAGTTGATGTGCCATACGACTACCAACTGCTGCGAAGCCCTGAACTACATCTGATGTATACCCTTTATAACCTTCACGGGTTTGGAACTGTTGCTTCAAGGATTCAGCTGGGAACAAGTCTAGGTAAGACCTATAGATGTCGTTAATTACTTCATCGTTTACTTTAGCTTTTTGCAAGTCTGAAATAACACCTGCCATAAATCCGGTAGGTGGTGCAGAGCGATGGGTAATTTGCGCTATCTGGGTATACTTTTGAATGTTAGTGCCGCCGGCTTTTGCAATAGCATCTGCAATCGCATCTAATTCTCTTTGGGACTCTCTTGCAAATACTACGCGTTCTCCATTAGTATCGGTAAAGGAAATCCAGTAATCACCGGAACGTAGCAATGGTAGGTAGAATGGAATACGGCCAGCTTCAAACTTAGCCTTCATCTTCTCTACTAAAGTCAAATACTCCCTGTTGTTTTGCTGAGGAATTTGATTGATTAGTAAATCTAAGTACTTATCACCGTATGCTTTGTATTGGTCAGCAAGTTCGATTGCGTAGTTTTGCAATGGTAGAGGTAAGTTTTTAAACTGTTTAACCAATGCATTATCCGCGTCTTTTGCATCTCTTGGGTCAAGTTTAAGACGAGATATATCTAGAATAAGCGTATTAAATTGTTTTACTTGTGCAGGTGTCATTGCCTTGATTAGCTTAGACCCTTTATTCACAATCCTAGAAACTTGCTCACGATACTCAATACTACGAGCGCCACGGTATTCAACCGCTGTCAAAAGATTTTTTAGTGTAGGGAAAGTTTTGCCAAAAACTTCGACTAGGTTAGGTAGGCTCATAAACCCTAAAGCGCCCTTCCTGAGCGAGTCTGGTACGGTTGATACCGCATTTAAGGCACCTTCTATTACCGCTGGTTTTGGTTCGGGTAAATTATCTAGTACGGTATCTGCAATCCCAATCTCACTTGAAGCTTCTTGGGCTTTTTGTTTAACGTTAGCAGTCTTTCTAGTTTTTTCCCGTTCTTTAGACTTCTCTCTGTATATACGAGCAATATCTTTTTTGTTTACTCTGCGGAATGCAGCTTCACCTAAGTCTTTACGAAGGGCAGCTACTGTTTCACCAAGAGAACGTGCACCATCACGGATAAGTACTTCAATCATTTGGGTGATTGCTTTTAGTATATCAGGTGGAGTTTCGCCCGGAACGATATTAAGTTTGTGTTCAAACATGGCGGATAAGGCAGCGCCTAGATTAGCAGCAGCTTGCTCTCTGGTTAGTTCTTCACGAGTAGCAGCCATTTTAGGGGTTTTTGTATCGGGAGTACTTGCGGCAGTACCTTGTACAGTTTTAGTTATATACTTAGTTTCAGAGCTTGCGAAGTCCTCTGTTGGGAAGAACTCTTGAATTGATTTTGACTCTGGTATTACAACTATAGGAAAGCTTTTTACCCCTTTAGGGATAACCTTAAACACCACGTTTTGCATAAACTCGTTAGGTACATTGATACAACCAAATGAGATGCGGTTATCTTCAGGAGTAGCGGATTCTAAACGTGCTTGACGTTGCTCAGCTGGTGCACCTAAATAGGTTGGGTGCATAGCGATAGAGTAGTTGTCAAATATTTGCAGGGTAATAACATTACCGTAATGAGGAACATTTTTTACACTTGCATCAAACATCCCGGCTTCAGTAACTTTATCTTTTTCTGCTATTGACTCTACGTTCGCCGTCTTTTTAGCTGCTTCGGACCTAACATCCCCTTTAGTTTTACCAGTAAGAGATGCAGATTTACCAGCTAGTACGCCGTTTGCATCAATCACATAGGTCAACCCCATTTGTTTATCTACGATAGCAATAGGTTTATTCGGGTTAGCCCTCATGCGGTTATCAGCGACTTGTTGGATATAGCCTGGAACAGCTACGTTTTTAAAGTCTACCTTTGGACGCTCAACTGTTTGTTTTATTGTGTAGGTTGTGACCGGTATATTTACAGTATGGATTTGCGTATTTGCAGGATTGAGGTTCACCAACATCGCCACGGACAACATGCCGTGTTTAACAGATAGCCATACTTTATTAAATAGGTCAGCTAATTTATGCTGCGCGTTCTTTGCACCTGCGAATACCCAATCTGTAAATTCTTCGGTAAACTTATCTAGGGCAACATTAGAATCCGTAGTACCGTAGTGTTCGTTAACCCTAGATAGTTCTTCTGGAGTAAGTTCCGCCTCTACTGCAGCATGCACTGCTTCGGTCATATCTGTAGAGTTATTTACTTCGGCCTGAGTTACTTTCTTAGCTTTAGCTTTGGGTTTCTTAGCCGCTTTTGGTGCGGGTGCTGCCTCGGGCTCTTTAGTTTCTAGAGTAGCTACATGTTCTTTAAGCGCCTGTAATCTTGCTGGGGACGGCACTTTGACAGCTTCCCAAACTAGTTTTCCTAGTTTAGTTTTTGGAGTTGCATTTAAATCACCAGCATCACGGGCAATAAAGTAATGAGATTCTGATAGGTCATCTTCTAATTTTCTACGTCTAGCGGTATCTTCACGTCTAGGTTTACGTAGGTTATTTATTTTTTGCTCTAGGGGCATCAACTCTTTGTAGATTTCTTCAACTGAAGTTAGATGCCTATTTAATTTATTTAAATCTGGTTCTGTAATATTTTCGTCGGCGGCTACCTGTTCGGCCGTGTAGTCTTCAATAGGCTCTTGAAGAGTTTTTACTACAGGTGCTTTTACAGGCACTTCTTCAGCTACGGCTTCTTCTATCGGTGCTTCTTCAACTACAGCTTCAGGTTCTTTGCGATTAACTTCACTTGCATAGAAGTCGGCTTCTTCTTGGGTTAATTGGTTTTTGCCGTGTAGAGATATTACTTCTTCTTGCAAGTATTTAGGCATGTCTTCAAAAGCTATGCCGGTGTCAAAGTTATCCCAGGTCTCTTCAATAGGCTCTGCCTGTAGTGCTTCTTTTGCTTGAAGTGTGTCTAATGGGGCTTCGTTCGTAGCTTTTTCGGCTACAACTGGGGCTTGTTCTTTTACTGTTGCAGGAGGCAACGCGGCTTTAAAGTTTGTTACGCTTTCCTGTAACTTAGGGCTCAACCTAGATTGGGATAAGTAGATATCAAGACCCGCATGTAGTCTATCAACATCTTCCTGCTTAGTAATATCTAAGTTATTCAACGCGCCTTCTTTGCGCAATATGGCTGAATGGCCAATACCTAAGTCTTTCCAAGTTTGGTCGGATGTAACTGTAGTAGGCTCTGTACGTGCAGCCTCTATTTGTTTTGCTTTTACTTTAGGGCCGAAGTCAGAAGCTTGTGCTATCAGTTGTTGTAACGGTGCAGATGGAGACAAGCCGCTTTCTTTCATGCGAACGTTCTGCATGATGTCAAATTGTTTAGGTGCTAGCTCTTCTAATGCTTGCTTTTGGTCTACTTTAGCTTGCGCTTCTGCTTGTTTTTGTTGTTGTGCGGCAGTCTTCACAGATGCAAGGGCTTCAGGAGTTGGTTTACCTGTTGCACCGAATAGGGCTTCTTGTTCTACGGGGGTTAATTCTGCTTGTGCAGTTTCTTCCGTAGGCATAGCAGGGCCAACTTCCCCTTGAGTAAATCCTGCAACCGGTTCCATACCCGGTAAGTCCATAGGTAGGTTTGCTTGTGACCGTTGGGCTGCTTGTGCAGCTGCTTGCTCTTGAGCTTGTTGTGCTTGAGTTACCATGTCAGCTTGACGCTGACGTTCTGCCATTGCTTCGTCTATTTGTTGTTGTCTAACAGCTTCTTCTTGAGCGGCACGTTGTTGCTCTATTGCTTTTTCTTGGGCATTTTTTGCAGCACCTTGGATAGCACCAAACGGAGTACCCGCAATAGCACCACGCACACCACTTTCAACAATGCGGTTAAAGTCTTTATCAGTCCACATATCGCGGTTTTCATTTACGAAACCTTCTGCAGCAATGTTAAGTGCCTCTTGCGCACTTTCAGTTAGACCTTCTGTACCTACACTTGTAAAAGCTGCCTTAGTAATGTTTTTAGCTAAGCCCGGACGCATACCAGATTGCTCTAGAATTTTACCGGTAATAGCGGCTTTACCTGCTGGGGATAGAGAGCTTAATAGTTTTGCTGGAAGAACAGAATCTAGCGCAGCGCTAACTGACCCAAATAGTATGGATGCACCGGGAGCTAGTTGACCGGAATCTTGATAGATACTTTGAAATACTTCAGGGGTGTTCATTGCAAATGAACCGAGGTATACACCAACCCCTTGACCTTTAGCCTGCTGCCTTGCAGCGTTCTCTGCACCGACACGACCAGCAACGTGAGCTAATTCTTCAGCGGAGGCACCTGTCTCTACAAGGCCCGGAGTTATACCCGCTAATTCTTTTTCTGCTAGTTTAGCAGCACCACGTTTAGCAACTGCACCGCCTATACCGCCTGGTACGAGCATGCTAGCCATATCAGGGGTTACTTCACCCAATGTTTCTAGTGCGTATCTAGCAGCGTCGCCCAGACCACTTACTTCTTTATAGGATTCAAACTGTGCGGGGTTTTCTCGAGCTAGCTGTTCTTCCGTAGCTTGGGCTTCTGCCATTTGAGCTTTGGCATAGTCATCAAACCCTAATGCACTTGCACCTAGGGCAGGAAGGATATCCCCAAAGGTTTCACCCATACGAGTTGCCCCGCGAGATACGCCTTTGGTAAATGACCCCATTAATCCATAATCAGGACCAGGAAGTTTAAAGTCATGTTTTTCTGATAATTGGCGTACTTGGGCTAGAAATTGCTCTTGTGTTAGGTCGTCTCTAAATTTGACTGGGCCTAACTTTGGTAAATTAACAATCATAACAATTCCTTAAACGTTTAGTCCGCAGCTCCATACGTTCCGCCACCAAGAGATTCTGCAGTTCTAACCCCTTCATCAGCCTCTAGAACTTGGCCTAATGCATTAGCAATGTACCCTTCTCGTAAGAGTTTTAACTCGCCTTTAAACAATTCATTTCCAACGTCGTTATTATACTTCTTTTTAAGCGCAAGATATGCGTCCGTGTAAGCAGGGTCTGATTGCATATTCTTCATGACTGATTGTTTAGTCGCAATTAACTTAGCTGCTGTCGCTGCATCCGCAGATTTCATTCGTTTTTCGTACATAGCAATTGTTTGTGAATGTTGTGCGGCTGCTTGGTCTAGTTTTTTCAAATCTAATTGGGCTGCAACTTTAGCTTTCTTAGCATCATACATGCCGGTAGCATTTCTAACTTCAAGGTCAGTTTTATACCCAATCTTAGCAAGTTCTGCAGCATTATTTTGTGCTTCTCTGTGTTCTTTACTGCGTATGCCATAATCAGCAGCGGCTACTTTTTCAGCACGGTCAGCTTGTGCTTGACGAGTAGATAAATCAAATTGTTTTTCACGTGCAGCTTCGACTTTATCTTTAGCTGCTGAAAGCCCTTGTAGTGCATTAATACCTGATTTACTAATAGCTTCGCCTTCTTGGCCTTTTCTAGCACCAGCAATACCTAACCCAAATTGAGCTAATGCCATCCACGGTGCAGCTTCTTCTGCTTTACCTGTTTTTTCTTCCATGGCTTTTAGTCTTGCATCGTTTGCGGCTCTGTTAGGGTCTATACCAATTAATCCTGCACGCTCGTCGATTAACGCTTGAGGAGATTTTACCTCTTGTTTTAACTTTTCATAGGCAGAGCTATTGTCTGTTATGTTAGTCCAATCCAAATCCCCTAGTTTAGAAGAGAATGAAGATGACTTGTTAACTGGGGCAGCTGCATCAGCAGCAGCTTGTACGTTATCTTTAACCATTGGAGGTTGTGCGGATAATGGTTTAGCTTGTGCGGGTGCTACTGGAGCTAATGTTCCAGATTGACTTAAGGATTGCAATTCTGATAGAGACATTTTAGGTAGTCTTTCAGATATAGCTTGTGCCTGTTCACGTTCTACGTCAGATTGCTCCATGAACAACCCACCTAATCCAGCTTTAGGGCCGTATTTAGATTGAAGGTCAGCACGTAGTTTTTCAGCAAGTAGGTATTCGTCCCCAACAGCTTGTCTTCCTTCCCACCAACGACCCACTGGAGATGCTGCTTTTACTTCGCCTTGAGTTGCATATCCAGGAACATCGCCACCATCATCAAATGCAATTATGCCGCCGCCCGCGTAAGAACCACCATCGAACATGCCTTCGGCTACTGGAAGAGATGCGATACCGGGGTCTACTTGAGCTGCTTTTTGTTCTATTACCGTTTGAGTTGGAGCCTGCACTGGAGCACTTGGGGCTGGACTTTGCGGCATATCTTTAATCATCGCTGCCGCTAGTTTTTGCTCTGGAGTACCAGTCAATAGGTATGCATTAACGTGCTGCGCCCTAACATCTGCAGGGATAGCGAGCATGGATTCAAATATAGTATTTAAGTCCGGTTTTGTGATTGGGCGCATGTTCTGTTGCATATCTTATCCTTATTTTAATGCGTTAGCTAAGCCTAAGCCCGCTAAACCTAAACCGCCAATCTGTGCACCAATACTTTGAGGTGCTTGATAAGATTGAGTAGTAGATGCCAATTGTACAGGTAATCCACGGAGAATGTTACTGTAGAAGCCAAGTTGTTCTTGTGGGTAGTCACGTTGACGTAAGAAGTCTTGGTATGCAGTATCAAGTTGTGTTTGTTGTAATGCTTGTTGTTGTGCAGCTGAACCTTGTTGTGCGCCTAGACGAGCTATGTCAGATGCTTGTTGTGTAGAACCTAATGCGCCTAGACCCGTTGCTGCCTGTTGAATACCGCTTAAACCTGTACCAAATAGTTGTTGTCCTAGACCTGCAGCATATTGTTGGCCTTGTTGGTTTTGCTGGTTAGCTTGTAAGCCCGCTGCCTGGTTAGCTGTTTGAGCTTGCATTTGGCGTGCTTGGTCAGCTTGAAACTGTTGTTGTGCATTTAGATAGCCTTGTTGACTACCTTGCATTTGAATGTCACCTAGTTGTTGGTTTAGACCACGGTTTTGCTCAGCCTGTAATAGTGCGTTCCTAGCCCCACCAAATGTACCACGGCCAATCGCACCACTCATTAATGCATTTTTATCTAGGGCGCCTTTTTGTTGTGCTTCACGTAAGGCAATGTTAGTTACGTTTTGTTGGTACGGGCTTGAATAGTAATCAGCAGCGCCTTGACCAAATTGTTGAGTCCCTACTTGTTGTGCATTATAGTTGGTAGGTTGATATGCTAGAGCCTGATTTAAGCCCGCACCAGCACCAGCCATGCTCATCCCACCAGCTACATTAAGACCTTGAGTTGCTTGACCAAACTGACCTGGTGTGCTCAAGTTAGAATAGTTTTGTTGAATGCCTTGTTGTTCAGGAGTAAACCCCGCTACACGAGCAGCCCCGTATGGTTGGTACCCTTGGTATGATTGTGCTTGTGTACGGTTTAATAAGTTCTCAAAGTACGGACGTGCATATTCAGGCAAGTTAGTTTGCGTAACCGTTTGGTTTGTAGGTGCTGGTGCACCGCCGCCTTTACCGTATAACTTAACGCTTTTACCAACTTTCTGGAATGCCTCTTCAGGCAACATCTCTAGGTGATTATATCTCATACTTATTTCTCCGCTGGCAATTCATAAAACATGAACCGCGACTTAAACCCATCATTTTGAAAGACCTTACCCCAACCTTCACGTCCATAGGACTCGATAACTGCACAATCATTATCTTTTGCGAATCGTTGAAGTACTTTCAACATATCCGGTTTCCATTTAGCTAACTCAACTCCACCTGTAAAGTGCATAACTAATGCTTTCATTCTAGGGTAAGTTATAACTTCAGTAACTACCGCTCCCAAAACATTGTCGTCATCTTCAAAGGCTATCCACAACTGCTGTGGTTTTGTTTCTATCCCTACTTTAATATCTTCTACTGTAAATCTACCATACGTGTACTTAGCGGCTCCGTCTAGATAAGCCCTTACTTGAGGCCATACTACTTCTAAGTATTCTAAAGGTACAAAAGATACTTGCATTTCCTAGGCGGTCATGTATTTATTAGGGTTAATTTTCTTACCTTGTTTCTTAGAGCCTGTACGTTCTTTACGAACTTTATCCATCATTGCATAGAACTTCTTAGCACCGCCACTGCGTTTAACTTGCTCTGGTGGGATGTACGCTTCGCCATCTGCAACGCGAGCTGGCTGTCTACCGTTAATAGTAGTTTTAATTGAGTCTGACATGCCATCACCAGCACCACGGATAGGACGAGCATTATGTCGTTTTTGTAAAGCTGCTAGACCTGCATCAGTACTACCATTGCCTAAGTGACTAACTACGTCTGCTGGAACTACAAAGCCGCCATCTTTCAACCCGCCGCCAGCCGCTTTCATGGTAGGTTGTTGTGGGTTAATGTTAGAGAACTGTGCTTGTTCTACTGCACCAGGCATTGTGCCTGTCATTACTGAAGCCGCTGGGTTATAAGTCCGTTGAGCTGCGTTGATGTAGTCTTGCATAGTTAGTGGCGCGGAAGGGTTAGCATTATGCAGCATTTTCCCAAATATTCTTCCCATACTATTAGCACCACCTTTGCCGCCCATACCACCCATACCGTTAGGTTCAACTTGATTGCCAGATGTTCTACCCATTGGGTCTGTAATTGCATTACCTAATAATGAGCTAAGACCATTAGGTGTACTTGCTTGTGTGCCGTCAGCATTTGGAATTGCTGCTACGGTTGATAGGTCTGTTGGTGCAACGCCATAAGAAGCTACGCCACCCATTGTTGGTATGTACCCACCTGCATCAAAGCCAACTACTTTTGCATTCTCAGTAGCAGCTGCTGACGCTAGATTGTTTAGTCGACCTAAGCCGTATGGCTCAGCTAGTGTGTTTTGTGCTGCGGTACCATCTGGACTACTATATAAGTTTGCAACGCCACCAGTAGTCAACCCACCCTGCGCATAGCCTGGCGCTTTGTTGAAACCTGGGTATGGGTTAGCCTCATTAAAATAAGAAAGCTCTGGGGAGCCAGCTGTGCGATTAGCCAATAGTTCTTGTTCTGTAAACGTTCTTGGGCCACGGTCTTGTGCAGAATACGGACCTTCGTATTTCATTTGGTAACTGGTATCTTCTGGAACGCCTGGCTCGTCTGGTTGAATTGCTAATAATGGAGACGCAACAGTAAGAGCATCCATCCATGGAGAATTCTTTATAACATTTCCTGCGGCATCTTGGTATCCAGCTTTAAGGAAGTCAGAGTAATTGCCAACCCCACCAGGCTGCATTAATTTACTTACGCCAGAACCAATGTCACCCATTGCACCTGTTTGTGCTACGTTACCTACTGAGTTAATAGCCGTATCAGCTACACCTTGAGTTAGACCACCCATACCTACGGGGGTTGTAGACATTAAACCTGTACCTGCTGCTTCTCCAACTGATTGACCTACAGTACCAACTAAGTTTTGTGGTATTGATTTTAAACCACCTAGAGTGCCTTCCCCTACGTTTCCTATAGAACCAACTAAGTTATCAGGAATAGATTGCATTGCCCCTAGCGTATTACCACCTACTGTACCAACCAAGTTTTGTGGTATTGCCCCTTGCATTCCGCCTAGTCCGCTTGAAGCTTGAGCTGCAAGATAATCTGGAGCCGCAGTAGTAGCACTTTCTGCAATATTTGGAAGTAGTTTCGTTGTATCTACGGCTGCTTCTGTACCAAACGCACTTAGGTTACCGGCTAAATTACTACCACCGTATCCACCAAGACCTGCACCAATGCCAGACATTAAATCACCGGTAGCTAAGAACCCTAGTGCACCGGTAGTCATACCCGCACCTAAAGCACTCATGCCTAAACCTGCTGGGCCTAAGAACGCGCCTAAAGCAATAGGTGCAACAGCACCTAGAATATCACCAAACCAACCTGCTTCTGGTAGGCCTGTTTCAGGATTAATAGTCAAAGTACCACCACCTTGCATCGCAAGGGCTTGAAGACCCGCCACTTCCCGCGGTTGCATGTGCACAAGCATTGACTCACCATTACGTCCTAGGCTTGCTACCCCTTGTGCTAATTGATGTCCTGACATACTATATCCTTATATAACTATCTTTAAAGTGCCGGCATCGTTCCACACACTTCCGACGGGCAATCCTGTTGCGCTAGTTGGTAAATTATTTAATGTAATACTATCAACAACAATGGGGTTTGTCGAGCCTAATTGCCTAAAATACGAGTTTAATGAACGCACTAGCTGGTCAAAATACTGTGGTGAGTATTCAGTCGGGGGTAATGGCAAGAGCGGAGGTGCAAATGATTTTAACGCCATTGTTAACCCCTTGTTCCATCTGGACGTGCATCAACTCTAGGCATACCCAACTGCCACTGTGTACCCACATTACTAGACTCGATTCTAAAGTTCATTTGACGACCACGAGCCCTGATAAATACTTGGTTTGTATACTGGTTAACCGTAGCGGTGGTGGTGATAATAGGTCTATCAGTTGCCACACCAGAAGCATTTATGTCTGAACTTGCAGCGCCAGGGAAGTTCCGTACCCCAACAGTAACCGTAGCTTCAGGGGTTATAGGTGCGCCCGTTACAGGGTTAGTAGTTTCTGAGCTAGTAAAGTTAATGTCTGGAATAACTCGACGAACTAACATGAATTTATCGCCATCTTCAATATCAACGTCAGCCGATTGGATAAACGAGTTCATGCCTACAGGTGGTGCGCCTAGTGGTTGCCCATCGTTATTACCTGATTCATGTGTATATATCCAACCATCATGTGCGGCAAGGGGGAAACTAAACACACCAGCATCAACCCAAGCGGTTCGATTAATATTGCCATAGTACCAAATGTTGTCTGCGTAGTTATATATAACGTACCTATCAATTTCAATTGAGTTAGCCGTGCAGTAGAACCATATAATCTCATTAAACTGATTATTAGTACCCGCAAAGAATATCTGCCCTTGTTGGCGGTTAATGTTCTCAAATACAAATTGCCTTATAGTGCAAGGTAGCGTATCTACACGACCATTATAGATGTAGAACTTATCATTACCCATCCAATAAATAACGTTGTTAGCCGAAGCAACAGTATTACCGCCTATAATTGATACCCCATTAGCAACTTCTTGAACACCAAACACTTCCGCAGTGCCTAAGAATTGCATAGATGATAAAGAGATATCTGTCCATACTAGTGTTTCTTGTTTAGCATGAAATGCTGTGATGATGCTTGTGCCTGATTGCAAGTACAAAAATCCAGCCGTATTAGTTAACTCTGGTTTCCAATTTGTTGGGTCTGGTCCTGTATCCGGAGATACATTTGCCCAGCGAATTAATAGCTGATTAAGTGAACCTAAGTAATCAGGTGCTGATGCCCCGGCGTCATACTCAGTACAGCTAAGCGCAATTAAATGCCCTGATGGGGCAAATATTAGTGTGCCTACTTGTTGAGGCACTGCAACTGCTCCGCCTAGTGACGACATTAAAACTGCGCGGGTATTAAAGTTAGAGTCATACGCCCAATAGTATACGTCTCCATTGGATACGCTAATTATCAAATCGTCATTAAAGTTGTCGG